TAGCGGCGACGCCGCCCGTGAAAAAGTATGATGAAAACGTTTAAAGATATATTTGAAGGTTTAAATAGTGCTTATGGTCAATACATTCCGAGCACTGTTTATTCTACAAACGGTAAGCAGAAAGGCAGACCGTTTACAGTTAAAAAACCCGTAACGGATGAGCTTTGGAAAAACCATTTAGAGGGAAAGGAACCCGCACTTGGTATTATTCCCATCAATGAAAAGAGCCTATGTCAATGGGGATGTATCGATATAGACCAATACGATTTCAATCACAAAAAATTTATCAAAAAAATAAGACAGAAAAATTTACCATTAATTGTTTGCAGATCTAAATCTGGAGGAGCCCATGTCTTTTTATTTGTATCAGAATGGATTCCAGCGACTGCTATGCGAGCAAAATTAAAAATTATAGCTGCAGCCTTAGGTTATTCTGAATGCGAAATATTTCCAAAACAAGAATATCTTTTAATTGAGCGAGGAGATACAGGCAGCTTTTTAAATTTACCATATCATAGAGGAGATAAAACAACACGATACGCTTTTAAAGATAATGGTGATGCTGCAACTTTAAAAGAATTTATAGAACTTTATATTAAATATAGATTAACGAAAGATAGATTCGAAAATTTAAAAATAGAAAAGGAGAAAGAACAAAACATCGAGGATGGTCCTCCTTGCTTACAGACTTTGTGCAAGGAAGGCTTCCCTGAAGGAACAAGAAACAATGGACTTTATAATATTGGGGTCTATCTCCAAAAAGCATGTTCTGATACGTGGCAAACGGATCTGGCAACCTATAATACAAGATTCATGAAGCCTCCTTTAAGTCCTCAGCAGGTTATGACAACCATTGCTTCGTTAAATAAAAAAGATTACCATTATAAATGTAAAGATCAGCCTATTTGTAGTTATTGCGATTCTGCAACCTGCCAAATAAGAAAATTTGGAATTGGCAACGGTACTCTAATGCCAGATATTTCTAATTTAAGAATTTTTACTTCAGATCCACCTATATGGTTTGTTAGTGTTGGTGGTAAAACAGTTGAAGTAGACACGAAGACACTAAGAAATTTTGACTTATTTGATGAAGCATGCATAGAACAAATACGAATTAAGCTTCCAAACGTCTCTAAGCCCATATGGAGTAAAGTGATTAGTAATTTAATGAAAGCTATCGAAGAAATAGAAGCACCGGAAAGTTTGACATTTAAAAAACAATTAGAAGAATACTTAGAAAATTTCACAACGGATCGAGCAGCAGGGAAACAAAAAACAGATATTAATAGAGGGGTATCTTGGACAGACGAAGGTAAATCCTATTTTAAATTTAAAGATTTTTGGAAATACCTACAAAACACACGATCATGGAATATGGAAAGAAATAAAACGTTACACAAAATCAAAGAACTGTTTGATGCTAAAATAGACGACAGTTTGAGTATTGCCGGAAAAGCTGTTAAGGTGGTATCGATTGACGCATTTACGACAGAAAAAGGAAAGGATGAACCACCACCAATAGAAAGGCCACCATTTGTAAAATGATAAAAAGGACAATTATACCAGGACCACCAGGAACCGGAAAAACTTACAGACTCGTTAATACCTATTTAAAAAACGAAGTTGAAAAATACAAAACACCTTTAAAGAAAGTTGGATTTTTTACATTTAGTAAAAACGCCACTAACATTTCAGTGGGAAGAGCCACAAAACTATTTGATAAAATTGATTACAATGAAGATTTAAAATATTTTTGTACTCTGCATGCTTTAGGAACAAGAGAATGTGGCATCGATACCAAGACCCAATTGTTAAAAGGAAAGAAATGGGACGCTTTTAAGACCTATGTTGGCGGAATCGCTGCTAGTTTAAATTTTGAATCATATGCTACAGAAGACGGTACAATGATTTATGGCAATGACTATATCAAACTTATCAATTTATCTAAATACAGAAAAATATCTTTAGAGAATCAGTATGGATTACAAGAACATTTACAAGACATTAGCTATTCCAATTTAGACTATTTAAATCGTTGTCTAACAAAATTTAAAAAAGAAACAGGGATGTTTGAATTTACAGACATGATCTCTGAATTTGTTAGAAGAAAAAGGTGCCCTCAGTTCGACGCTGTTTTTTTAGATGAAGCCCAAGACTTGAATAATCTTCAATGGGAAATGTTTCACTATATTGAATCTAATGCCAAACGATCATACATAGCAGGCGACGACGACCAGGCCATTATGGGCTTTCAAGGAGCTAATCCAACCCACTTCATAAGACTGCATAAGGATGCAAACACGACCGTTGATGAAACATTAGTAAAATCAAGACGCGTTCCAAGACAAGTATTAAAATTAGCGAACCAGATTCTGGATAAAATCCCGTTACACGAAAGAGTTCCTAAACAATGGAAACCGAGAGATTTTGAAGGAACGGTTACCTGGGTATCTGGTTTCGAACAAATTGATTATAGCAAAGGTAAATGGATGCTTATGACCCGAACCAACAAGATGCTGGAACCTTTAAAAGATTTTTTTGAAGATAAAGGCTTCTACTATGGAAGTAAAAAAGGAAATAATTTAGTTAACAAGGACTTGCTACAGGCGCTCAATACCTGGCGAGATTTGAACACGGGACAATTGGTGCCTGCCAAATTAGCACAAAAAATGTACACTTTTATGACAGTCAAAGGCGGCAGTTTAAAACGAAATTTTGGTAGTGGTGTCTCTTTGAAAAATATGGCGGAAGACTTGGTCAATCTTGAAGATTTAAGAAACCATCACGGTCTGCTAGCGACAGGCGTCTGGGAACGAGCACTAGATAAAATTAACGAGAAAAAAAGAAACTTTATATTGGCTATGGAAAAAAACGGCGAAGATATAGCACCCACTGCTGAACCAAGAATAAAATTATCCACTATACATGGATCTAAAGGAGACGAAAGACAAAACACCGTCTTAATGTTAGACATTGATTACAACAGTTTTAATGCCTATCAAAAAGATCCAAGCCCAGAACATCGATTATTTTTTGTAGGAATCACACGAACATTTGAAAATTTGTATATTGTAAATCAATCAGGCGAATACGGATATCAAATATGAGTGCATACGATAAACAGATCGGTGGCACACACTACCGCAAAATGAAAATTCAACCCAGTAAATTTGTTATTGAAAATGAATTGCTTTTTCCTGAAGGAAACGTTATTAAATATGTTTGCAGACATAAATATAAAGGAGGAAAGGAAGATTTAGAAAAGGCAAAACATTTTATCGATATGATTATTGAAAGAGATTATACAAAATGATGTTCGAAGCACAAACTGAATGGATCGCTCCTGATAATTTTCCAGATTTAAGTGGATATAACCTTATAGCGATCGACCTAGAAACAAAAGACCCAGACCTAAAATCAAAAGGATCGGGTGCTGTTATTGGTAATGGAGAAATTATTGGAGTGGCAGTCGCTGTTGATGGCTGGTGTAAATATTATCCATTTGGCCATGAAGGCGGTGGTAATTTAGACAAGAAGAAAATCTTAGAATGGCTTAAATCGGTATGCGCAACAGAAGGCACTAAAGTCTTTCATAACGCGATGTACGATGTCTGCTGGCTTCGTTCGTATGGCATTAAGGTCAATGGCTATATTATGGATACCATGGTGATGGCTTCTTTAGTAGATGAGAACCGAATGCGTTACACTTTAAATGCATTAAGTTGGGAATATTTAGGAGAAAGAAAAAGCGAAGCAACCCTGAGGGAAATTGCTAAAAATTGGGGCATAGATGCTAAAGCAGAATTATATAAATTACCAGCAATATATGTAGGTGAGTATGCAGAAAAAGATGCTTATTTGACATTAAATTTGTTTAAACGATTATCAACTGAAATTAAAAAAGAAAATTTAACAGAAATCTTTGATTTAGAAACACAACTTTTCCCCTGTCTAGTAGATATGAGATTTAAAGGCGTGCGTGTCGATGTCGAACGCGCTCATAAGTTGAAACAACAATTATCCACACAAGAAAAAACATTGCTATCCCAAGTAAAACAAGAAACAGGAATAGATGTTCAAATAATGGCAGCAAGAAGTGTTGCCAAAGTTTTTGACAAACTAAAGCTACATTATGAAAGAACTTTAAAAGCAAAAGAACCTTCCTTTACTAAAAATTTTCTTGCGGAACATGATCATCCAGTAGTTAAGATGATAGCAAAAGCCAGGGAAATAAACAAGGCTCATAGTACTTTTATAGATTCTATTTTAAGATATGAGCATAAAGGAAGAATCCATGCAGATATTAATCAAACCCGATCGGATCAGGGCGGCACAGTTACAGGGAGATTTTCATATTCAAATCCAAATTTACAACAGATTCCTGCTCGTAATAAAGACTTGGGTCCTTTGATTCGATCATTATTTATCCCTGAAAACGACTGTCAGTGGGGATGCTTTGATTATAATCAACAAGAACCTAGACTTGTCGTACATTTTGCAGCAACTACTGCTGGAATAAAAGAAGACGCCTCAGTTAAAGAGATCGTCAGCAACTATTCTAACAGCGGCATTGATTTCCATGAAACCGTTGCTGATATGGCAGGCATTAATCGAATACAAGCCAAAACAATTAATCTTGGATTGTTTTATGGAATGGGTAAAGCCAAGTTACAAGCAGAATTAGGGTTAAGCACGAAACAAGAAGCTGAAGAATTATTTGATCAGTACCATGAACGAGTTCCTTTTGTTAAAGAGCTTATGAATACAACATCAAGATGGGCTTCAAGGGAAGGAGAAATTAGAACATTATTAGGAAGAGGCTGCAGGTTTAATAAATGGGAACCCGCTCAATTTGGAATGCATGTACCTATGACCTGGGAAGACGCGATGAAAAAATATGGTGAAAATAGAATAAGAAGAGCTTTCACTTACAAAGCTCTAAACAAGTTAATACAAGGATCTGCCGCAGATATGACTAAGAAATCGATGCTAAATCTATATAAAGAGGGCATTGTGGCCCATATACAGATTCACGATGAGCTGGACATTTCTGTTGAATCTGATAAAAAAGCCAAACGTATTGTTCAAATAATGGAATCTGCAGTTAAGCTGGAGATACCTAATAAGGTAGATTACGAAGCCGGTAAAAACTGGGGCGAAATACATTAGGAGGAAACATGGATACTTTAAAAGAAGTATGGTCGTGGGCAAAAGCTCATAAAAAAGCATCTACAGCAATAGTTGTAGTTATCGTTTTGCTGATTATCGCAGCACAATAAACACATAGAAGAGAAGTTCTTCAATAACAATGGGGGAAGAATGGTTCAAAAATGGTGGAAAAAATTTGTTGAATGGTTCTGGAAAGACTATTACAAATAATTATGACTGAAAAAACCTGTAAAAAATGTGGACACCTATGTCATTGCATAGAGGCTGATCACGAAGGGTGCACCTGCGCAAATTGTGAGTGTAAAGAACCAGAAGGATTAGTAGTCGATGATACTAATGAATGTGAATCATGTCAGTAACGGAAGAACAAGAAAAAGCCGAAGCTGCATCCTACGAAAATGAATCAGGTATATCACGAACTGTGCAAATTTCTTTAAAAGAGTATGATGAATTAAAATCAGAACAACATTTCATCAAAGATAAGACTTTAATTGACATTATAGATAATATAGAAAGGCTGGTTAGGGCCTTAAGAAAACATATTATAAGGAAACAATGAATAAAATATTTATATTTTTAATTCTATTATTCGCCTTGAGCGCCTGCTCGGTAGGCAAAAAATGTACCTATACACAAGAAGGAACTAAAATTTCTTCGTGGATATGGTTTCATAGCGACGGCAAGCCAGTAGATTTAGATAAAAATAACTGTATTTAGGAGAAAATGAAACTTAATGAAATATTTATGTACGTTTGTAATATTGATACTATTGGTGTGTTCAAAAGCAATAGCTGGTTCAACACAGTCTAATGTATCAGGTTCCAATACAGCAATAGAAGGAAACTATACCGGAGGGACTACGACTTACGAATCAGGAAGTGAATCGACTTCGACAACGACCAACACCACAAATTCAGATATAAGATCAGCGCCCCCTTCAGCTGGTGCACCTTCCTATAATTCTATGACACAAGATGTTTGTGCCGTAGGAGCGTCCGCAGGTCTACAGACATTCGGTGTTGGTATTTCTGGCGGCAAACATTTCATTGATAAAAATTGTGAACGATTAAAACTAGCAAGAATATTAAATGACTTTGGTATGAAAGTTGCAGCAGTTGCAATCTTATGCCAAGATGAAAGAGTATTTGAAAGCATGATTCAGGCGGGAACACCCTGTCCAATCGATGGTAAGATAGGTAAAGATGCATTAGTACTCTGGACTAAATTTGACTTTGAAAGACCTGATTACAAAGCTTATGTTAAACGTATGGAAAAAAGAAAAGAAGTCAAACCTGTATTAAAAATACCACAAGACAATTCTACAGATAAAAAAGTTAAAAACCTTAAATGATTTGGCTAACAATATTTATAGGAGTTATTATATATGCGTATTTTGCTATTGACCGTTTTGCTGACGATGTTAACCCTTACAACTTCAGCAGAAGACGTAGTCACCGGAAACATTCTACCTAACGCCGGCAATTCAGTTAGTTCCTATAATGGAGGATCCACTCCCGTCATATCCGATAATACTTCAGATACAACGATGAATAACAACACCACTTTGGATGGCTTTGCAATTACTTGCGATACTGCCAATGGTCAAAACGGTGGATGTGGTGCATTTTTCACATATGATAAAGCAGTTGAAGCTGCACACGATTTAAAAATTACTTCGACAGCAACACTTATTGATATAGACGGTACTGGACAAACATCGAATGATACCATTACTTCTACAGCCGATAAGCTCGATAATGGCGTCACGTTAGACAGCA